TACCTACTGTTATTGTTGCTCGTACAGACGCAGAAAGTGCTACACTACTAACAAGTAATATAGACGAACGCGATCATCCATTTATTAGTGACGATAGAACAGAAGAAGGTTTTTATCGCCTAGACCCGGCACAATCATTTGAACGATGTGTTGCTAGAGGACTTGCCTTTTCTCCATATTGTGATTTACTTTGGATGGAAACATCTAAACCAAATTTGGAACAAGCACAAAAGTTTGCAGAAACAATACATAAAGAGTATCCAAAACAAATGTTGGCATACAACTGTTCTCCTTCGTTTAACTGGCGAGCAAATTTAGATGAAAAAGATATTGTTAATTTTCAAGAAGCAATAGGCGAAATGGGATACAAGTATCAATTTATTACACTTGCTGGCTTCCATAGTTTAAACTATAACATGTTTGATCTAGCATTAAAATACAATAAAGTAGGAATGCCTGCGTTCTGTGAACTGCAAGATAAAGAATTTGCAGCTGAAGCAGATGGGTATACAGCAACAAAGCATCAACGAGAAGTTGGCGCTGGTTACTTTGATGAAGTATCTAAAGCAGTTTCTGGAGGCTCTTCTTCAACTACAGCATTGTCGGGGTCCACAGAAGAAGATCAGTTTTAAGATAAATACTTTTATGGCCAGATTAAATGAAGATATAATTGTTATAAAAGTTAGCAAATTATTGCGTGATACAGAAGAAGACGTACCTATATTAGATGATCAAATTGTTAATCAATTAGAACAGGTTATTAGTGAACTTGTTCCTGAAACTCTTGTTGAAATAGCCAGAGGATAACCTATGAGTAGACAAAGTGTATTAATGTTAGGTACAGAAAATGAACTAGATTATACTGGTGATTCTGTAAGGGGTGATGGGTTTTACGGATTTTCAGACGGCATACATACTGTACAAATTACTGTTGCAGCTTTTATTGGACGTATATATATTCAAGGTACACTATCATCTACTCCAACAGAAACAGATTGGTTTAATATTAAAGTTAACGGTAATGATGATTATGTTACGTATGGTACCAGCGCAGGTACAGGTGTAACAAGTACAGTAGCATACACTTTTCAAGGTAATATGATATATCTAAGAGCAAAAGTCGAACGATCCCATCTAAGCCTAATTATCACTGAGGTTGGAACATTAAGTAAAATCCTATTAAACATTTAATTATTAAACGATAAATAATTAAAATGATAGGAAATGTCACTTATGTCAATTAATTCAGCCGGCTCTGTATTTGCAAATCAACCAATTCCAGCCTTTAAAATTACGTCTGCTGAGTTAGTAGACGATCAACTTCTTGTATACAATACAACAGAACAAGCATTTGTAAATACAATTCGCGGTTCTATTACAACATTAACTAGTATAGGTGGCGGCACTTCATTAGTTGCTCCTAAAGTAGACAATGATCTTCAAATTAAATCACTCAAAGAGGGTACAGGTATTACCCTTACAGATGATGGTACTAGTATAACAATAGATAGTGATCCTAGTAATGTAATAACTGGTAGTAACTTGGGAGCAGGCGGTTCAGATAGAGGTCCTCCCTTTGCAGGAAAAGTAGGGTTTGATTTACAGTTCAGAACACTTCGAGTAGTTGCCGGGCATATAACTGTAGGATTTGATGCTAATAATATTCTTATTGCAACACAAAGTGAAATAAACACATCTTCTAGTGTTGGTACAGGTTCAGCTGCATCTGTAGTTTATGGTAAAACAGGTGAAAATTTAGAGTTCAGAGGTATATTAGGTGGACAACAAATTTCTGCTGTTAACTCAGGCACTGATGTATTAGTTAGTACAGACTTTGGATTTACAGGTGCTGATGAATATAAATTAGTACAAGTAGATACTACCGGTGAAATAACAGTTGTACCAGACGGCGCCGCAGGTGAAGTTTTACATTCCAATGGCCCGGGTGCAGGTGTATATTGGAGCGATCAATCTTTAAGTATTTCTAAAACCATAAGAATAGAATTTGATGGTACAGGTAATCTTTCATTAGTAGATCCTGCTTCTAAGCCGGCCGAATTTATCTGCATGGTTTCCGGTAATAAAATAACAATATCACATACTTTGGGTACTTGGCCCAAGTCCATATCTTATTTTGGATGGGATAGTACTATTGCGGCATGGAAATATAGAGAACCTACCGGCACATATCAAGTAATGCTACCATCGGGAATGGAAACTGTACAATTTGAAATTAATGTTATTGCGGCTGTTGCAGGATCAAATGTCAGCGGCCAGGCTTATGTAAACATGGTATTCTAATATGAGTATTCATAACGTTCCGCCTCCAAAGTTGCTCAGTTGCAATATGACATTAAATGCAACTACCCCCATTGCTTCTTATTGGACAGGTACTGTTACAACTGACTTAAAAGGAAAAGCACGATCTTGGAATGTTATTGTTTCTGTCAATACACAATTTCATAGTAGTGTAGAAAATAGCGGAGTATATGATGGCAGAGATGTTAATGTAGGCGACTATATTACAACTGAAGGCGGCGCTAAATTTTTACGTATACTTGCTATTAGTTCACAAAACATAGGACAAATAATTTGTGAAGTAGAAGATGAAGATAAACTTAACGCACTAACAGATGAAACACAAGCAGGTGATGGTTTTACAGAAACAACTGATGGTTTTATATTTGAAGTAAAAAATAACATGCCGGTGTTGTATCCCTTGCCAGCAGTTTTACCGGCACAATTTACTAGAGGATTTGCTGGCGAAATTATTTCTCGTTTTATGCAACGAGGAAAACATGATACATATCACACTATGCAAGCAGGTCATAATTTATCAGAAGGTAGAGCAGTTTGTTTAAAAACAAATGGTGAATTTGAAATGATAGATTACACTAGTACCTCTAGTAATAAACAAGTATTTGGTGTAGTAGAAGAAATACATTATCCCGAGCCAGACAATGTTCGTATACGGACAGTAGGACCTGTCATTGATGTTAATTTAACAACAGGTACAGCAGGGTCTGTCTTTTATTTAGATAGAACTAGTAGTACTGGCCAATTAACAACTACCCAACCTTCGATGCAATCACTTCCTATATACATTAAAATTGATAATACTCGAGCAGTGTTTATGGCAAGTGGATTGGATGAAGCAATTAATAACGTAATAGGAAGTTATACAGTAGCAGATATGACTGCTTTATTATCTATTACTTCTATGTCGACAGGAGATACTGCATTTGTTTTAGATATCGGATCTCCAGAAGGTGCAGGAGAATGGGGATATTTTGTGTACGATGGTACTAACTGGAAAATGATATCAGCAGAAGACGGCGTTGGTGTTGATGCTAAAAGTCATAAACAATTAGTTTCATGGAACAGTGCTTCGCAAACAGTTATTCATAAGGTAAGTCATAACGTGCGAGTGCTTAACGTTAGTGTAGAAGTAATGACATTATTCAATGGACTAGGCGCTACTATTACAGTAGGCGACGGTGCAAATAATATTAGGTTTATGGAAGTAACAGAGAATGATTTATATTCAGATGGAAAATATTATAGTTTTCCTAATCATTTATATAATGAGGCAGCGGAACAAGATGTTATTGCATTTTTAGATCCTGGCACTGCTTCTCAGGGATCAGCAGAAGTGTTGATAACTTATGTATAATAAATATAGTTAATAAGAGAAAGACTACATGGCAATTGTCAAACAATATGGTTTATCGGGCGTAGCAGACGACTTACAATTAGGTAAAGGTGGCGGTCGTTTAAAGTATGATACCGATCATTTTAAAGCACGAGATCCCCTTGATAATAATTATGTACGACTTAAAACTTCTGACCCAGTAGATGCAACAGATGTAGCAACAAAATTTTATGTAGATTCTGTTGCACAAGGATTAAATCCAAAAGAAGCAGTTGTAGTTTCTACTAATAATCTTGCAGTTATAGATAGTAATGTTTCGGGAGGACTAGTTACACCTGATATGGGTAACCTAGGATATGGTTCAGGTCCTGATGAATGGACGTTAAATGCAGGTGCTACTTTAGATGGATATGTATTATTAAATAATGATAGAGTTTTAATTAAAGATGCCACTGGCGGAGATATGATAGGTAATGGTATTTTTGTTTATACATCTGCTACAAAGAAATTTACTCGTGCACCTGATTCAGATAATGTAACTGCAATAGGTTCTGAATTTGGTGGAGGTACTTTTGTTTTTGTATTAAAGGGTCAAGTATGGGGGAGCACAGGATGGATAGTTAATAGTCCAATTGGTGTTGCTAATTTTGGTACAGATCCAATTAATTTTGTACAATTTAGTAAAGCAACAGGAATTTATGCTACAGATGGTTTAGCACAAGACGGTAATAGATTATATGTCCGCACAGACGGAACTACAATTTATTTAGACAATGACGATGTCGCTGTCAAATCAAGTGGCACACCACATCAAGTTTTAAGATCAAATGGATCCGGAGGCACAGCAACTTGGGGTGCATTAGATTTAGGAGAACCCCAAGCAACGTCAGATACTTTATTAAGATCACGAGGCGGACTAGCAGCTGATGTTAGTGGGTTTATAGATCAAAGTTTATACGTATCTAATTTAACAGGTAACAATACAATACAACTGGCACCAGGTGCTAATCACACAATACTGCGTATAGATGGTGCTGGTAATTTAGGTTATGGTGGAATTGATATATCACAAGCCGGTGTTATTACAGGTGCATTAGATGAAACACATGGAGGCACAGGTGAAACTTCATATACACAATATGATTTACTAGTTGGAGATGGTAGTAGTAAATTAGGTAAGTTTGGCATAGGATCAAATTATCAAGTATTAGGTGTAGATGGGTTTGGTGTACTTACTTGGAGATCTGTACAACTAGATGAAGCTGCGGCAGTTGCAGGAATATTACCAGAATCACATGGCGGTACTGGTATACAAACATATACAAAAAGTGATATAATTTATGCGGGCAGTACAGGGGGAGATGGTGTCTTAACAACATTAGGAATAGGTTCTACCAGTCAAGTATTACAAGTTAATTCATCAGGTAATCCAATATGGGATGATTTAGGTACTATATTATCTCAAATCGAATTAACACGTCAAGTAGCAATAACTACAGCGACTACTAATATTGGTGCTAATTTACCTGCATATTCACGGGTAGTATCTATCAAAATACACATTACAACTCCTTATACAGGTACAAATGTTGCAATGACAATAGGTGATGCAGGAAACAATTCACGATTAATGGAATCTAATGAAATAGATTTAGAAACATCCGGGTTATATCAAATTGAATTGCATCATAATTACGGATCTGTTTCTGAGCAAGTGGTAGCATACATTGGGGGATCAGCAACTGGCGGTGCTGGTTATATTATATTAACGTATATAACAGATTAATTATTCTTCTTCGTCTTCTAATTGGTTAGTAATTTTATCTAATTGTTTCTCTAATTGATTCAACCGCATATTCTGTTCTGCATCATCGGGCAACGCTCCTAGTTCACCTCGTGGCCATTTAATACGAAACTCACTATTTTGATCAACATGTATTTTCTGCAGATCCGCATTGTGTTCTAGGAATGTAATTCTTTCTGTTACACTAAAATATCCTGTGATTGCAAATCCTATAAACACAATTAATGCAATTAAATTTCTTAAAGGTATTGTAATTTCGGACCTGTCGTTGATATTGAACCTGCTTTCGCTTTTTTGGGTACTCATATAAATATTTATCAGGTATTTTAATGAAAATTAAGTAACTATTTAATAGTATTAACTCAGTTGATTAGTTTCCCCCCATTTAGATAAATAGAGTTAACAACAAACGATTGTTGCCATTAAATGGGAAAAAACTATGACTACAAAAGTAAATGGCACATTTGAATTCGCCGCATCTGGCGATACAATGGGAGGTCTATTTGTATATAAGGTTGTATGTGGCGCCGCATTAGTATCTAATGCAGCCGGTACAGGCACAGGTGATCTTTTTCTAAATGCAATTGGTGCACAACCAGTAATTTGGAGTGTAATGACTGCAACTGGTTTTAGCATTTGGACAGAACATGCAATTTCAGCTGCAGAAGAAACAGCTGGTGAAGCAGTTGCAGATGTAACATCGATTACAGACACAACAGCCGCATGGCAATTGGCCTAATACCTAATTCAATAGCGTATTAACACAAAATTTAGCCCCGCTTTCGAGCGGGGCTTTTTTGTGGTAAATAACTATATAATTGGAGTTAGTACAATGGTAGATAGACGTATGAATGCGGATAAATCAATAAACAAAGGACTCTTACTATCAATAGGAGTAGCCTTTTTAGTTCAAGCAGGTGGATTCGTTTGGTGGATGTCTGGACTCAATTCAGAAGTAACACGATTAGCAAGTATACAAGGTACAGCAATTCCGGCATTAGAGGCCGAGGCACAGAAATGTGGTATTGCTATTCACAATAATGTACAAGCGATTAAAGACATACGGGAAAATGAAGAAGCAGTTAGCGGATTAGATGTTCTTGCTTTTAAAGTAGATCAACTTCGAGAAGAAATTAAAACTTTACGTGAAGTAGATCGAGAAATTATGCAACAACACGAAAAGATATTTGATTGGATGGCTTCCAATGGTAGAAGTGCTGGTGGCGGGAATCCTTATAGTACCGACGGTTATTAATTATGAGTTTCACAACATATAATATAAAAGGAACCACAAGTCCTTCTTTTAAAATAAAAAGCGGAGTTGCTACAGCAGAACTTCATGTTATGCGTGGTCAAAGCACTAATGCAACTGCAACAGAATTGTTTCTAGATGGTGCAAGCACACAATTAACACTACCTGATAATAGTGTATCATTAATCCATGCTGATTTTGTAGGAAATTATATACAAGGTTCCATTCAAGAAACTTCAGGTTATAGAATTTCTACTACAGTAACTAGTTTCAATAGTACTGTTACATTAGCCAATATACCCGCCGAAACAGTATATCAAGAATCTACATCTACATGGTATGCAGAAATACTAGCCGGAGGCGCAAGTTCCAATGTAGTCAAATTTATAGTTCACGGTGAAATCGGAAAAATTATAAATTGGACAACATTTATTAATGTTGCAACTAGTGTACAATAATGGTTAGAACAGCTAAAATTTCAGCATCTCCTCCTAAAGAAACACAGGTATTAGTTACTGAAAAAACTTATGAAGTAGATAAGTCTGACTTTTTAATAAAAGAAGGATGGGATGAGAGTAAGACTTGGTACAACAAGACTGCCGGGTTCATGGATACTTTACGATTAATTCCTAGATTACTAATGATTTGTTATGGTTATATATTTTGGGTATCAACACAATGGTTTATGGCACAACCAGATCCAACTAATGCACAAGCTGCATTTATATCAACTATAGTAGGTGCGGGTGCCGCATGGTTTGGATTATATGTTGGTAGCGGACATAAGAAAAAATAGGTAAATATTACTATGGAAGCATTTAAACATCACATTAGATTAGTCGTTGAAAATGAACTAGATGCCGATGTGATTAAAAAATATTATAATACTATTAAAGAACAGTTAGGCGAAACTGTTCAACCAGATGAAGATAATGTTTCTATGGTACATCATCTATTAGATGATGCACACTGTTATGATATTAATTTAGCAGAAGATATGGATATAGAACAGGGCGATATTGTTGCTGAAGCTATTAATAAATTAATAGATGAAAATACTGACTTTTTAATCGAAGGCACAAATTCTCTTGAAATGGAAGCAAATTTAGATGAGGTCAATGAAGAAATAGGCGATAATCATTATGAACATTTAGCAAATGACTTTGCCAAGTATAGACATAACCGTTGGGTAGATCATAAGGTTGCAACAGGATGGAGATATGGTCAAGAAATAAACGAAGAACAAAAAACACATCCACATCTTGTTAGTTGGGATGCATTGCCAGAAAGTGTAAGAACTGTAGATGGTAATCTTCCTAGCATGTTTATGTCATTGCTAGGACACAAGGGATACGGTATCCACCAGAAATAATCTTTTTGCATAAATAAACAAAAGAAATTAGTTTGATTTTTTTTGACTGAAGGAGAAAGAAAAAAATGACGCAGTTAATCGATCCAAGGAAATTTACTGAAGCAACGGGCCTATTAAGGTCCTTTTTTTTAGAAAAAGGTTTCTTAGAAGTACACACACAAAATAGATTAAGCATATTGGCGGCATGCGAAGATCCAACAACAGTTTCAACTTATAATTACGCCGGTAATGTTTGGCCGCTTCCACAAACAGGCCAAATGTGGTTAGAACATGAATTATTATCAAAGCCAGAAGTACCTGGCTTTTTTTGTGTTTCCACATCCTATAGACAAGAACCTAACATAATAGAAGGTAGACATGATTTAATATTTCCAATGTTTGAATTTGAAATGCCCGGCACTATAGATGATTTACATAAAATGGAAATAGAATTATGTGCATATTTAGGTTTTGGTAGTGTAGTAGATAAAAACTATGAAGATTGGGCAATAGAATTTAATGTTGAAGAATTAACACATGCAGAAGAAAATGCTATGTACGGAAAACATGGTAATGCTCAAATGATAATGAACTTTCCAAATCATACATCGCCTTTTTGGAATATGAAACAAAATGGTGATGGTACAGCTGCAAAAATAGATGTTATAATTGCAGGCCAGGAAACAATAGGTAGTGCAGAACGTAGTTCAGATACAGACGAAATGCGTGATCAATTCCATACAATCAGTAATGGAATGTATGCAGATTTACTATATGGTCAGTTTGGTAAAGAGCGTGTAGAAGCAGAACTTGAAGAGTTTTTAAGTAAAGATTTCATACCTCGCACAGGCGGCGGTATTGGAATGACACGACTTATACGAGCATTTGATGTAGTTAATGGATAAAAAAATGATCCGGGGTGATGAAATCGGTAGACATGCTAGACAGTTTATCTAGTGTCCAGATGAGGGCGTGGTGGTTCGAATCCACCCCCCGGAGCCAATTATTTATCGGAAAATGGTTGACAAATCATTAAAATAGTGTATAATACAACAATAAGAAACTAATAGGAGCCACGAGCTCGGGTAGCGGATAGTAAAATTCCACCATCAACCACACTTTACTATCCGCGCCAGATTCTTCCTTCCTTTAACTACTCAGAAAATAATTATCCTCTAGATAAATACTTAAAAGTATTTCTAGGAGTTTTATTATGAAATTTCGTTCACTGATCAAAAGTTCATTGGTTGAACAGTTACAGCAAATAGCTGAAAATCTTCGTACGTATGCACAAGAAACAGACGAATATTTACAATCTTCAACCGGTGAAGGTCTAACAAACATTAACAATTATAACAATACAGCAAATTATATTCAAGAAGGTAATGCTAATAAGGTAACTGCTCTTCTGCAGAAAATGGATAAAGATACCAAAGAATTAATATTGGATATGATTACAGAATCACCCGAATTTAAAAATATCATCCAACTTAAAATAAAAGAAGATGAGGACAAAGTTATATTTGGTCCAAAAACTGGTAAGGAAAGTTATCCAATGGGTTATTCCGACGAAGGCCGATTTCAATTATATGTTGTAAGAGATCTTCTTCCAAGAATAAAAGATATAGATTTAGCATCTACAGTCTGGAAGACATTAGAAAAATTTGACGAGAGAAAGCCAAATGTTAGTAAAGAAGATATAGAATTAATTATGAAAGTTTTTAGTTCTGCACAAAAGCAAGGTCTTTTAAAACGTTATATGAGTGGAAGAAAAGTTCCTATTAGAAATACTGAAGAATCAGTACATGTTTATGAAAACTGTGGCTGTGGCAGCGACATAGCACCTGAAGCAGGCCCTCAATTTAAACTTTTTATGTGGAATCCAATGACAGGTCAATTTATACCACTAGACGTAGCAAATGTAGAAGACATGGGACCAATAGATAATTTCCATACAAGTTATTCGGGTGAATATTAATGAAATTTAAAGAAGTAATGACCGAGGCCGATGGTCGATCTCAAGCTGTCAGACATAATGAGGAAGACTGGGAAACTGATAATGGGCAAGAAAATATTGCTCAATTAACAGACGAAGGCCCGTATGCTATTATATGGCATGCACAATATCATGAATGGTATGGCACTGAAGATCCTTCAACAGGTGAAGGTCGTTATAAATCAAAAGGCGATGCTGGTGCTGTATTAGCAAAAAATATTCCATCTTATCAACAAGCACAAGAACTTTTAACAAATCCAAAAGTAGAAAACGTTGCACAGGAACACGGTGAATGGGGTAAAGATCTTATGTTAATATCACAAAGCACAGGCCCTATAATAGTTCCTATGTCTGAATTAAAAGATCATTTCAATGGATATGACCCTGCTATGCAAGAATACGGCGCGAAACCTGAACAGTATGATCATCATACTGTTATTGATATGGCAAATAAAGAAGGTGTTAATGAAGAAATAGATCATTTTGCAAATGCTATAAAAATGATAAATTCCATAATTACAGAAATAGATGAAAACTATCACGAACGCACAGAACTTATACACGGTCCTGCTGGATTACGATATATGTTTGGTTATTGGAAAAATGCCCCACATACAAAAAATAGAATGGACGAACTTAAAAAGTATACCTCGTCGGAACTCCGCAAAGTTGATTCTAAACCAGAGCATGTAAAATGGAATAAAGAAAAGCCATGGGAGCATGATTATGGTCCAGCACCAGCAGTAGACGAAGGACATATTACATTACCACCAATAGACACAGAACATTATGGCGAACGTCCTGGATTAGAAGGCCCATTTCGAGCACGTAATGGTAGAGTAGTTTATTATGATCCTAAAGAAGGTATGTACTACGATCCAGATACAGACATGTATATTTCTAATGATGACTGGGAAGCAATGAATGAAGATCAACAGTTAACTGAATTAGATTTACTTGCCCCAAAACAAGTGTATATTCGAATGCCGACAGGACAATTTGTATTAGTAAAATATCGTAGTACAGGTAGTGCTTTAGGTAGTGCTACTGGTGAAGATGATCCAACTGCATTTGTAAACTTTAAAAAAGTAAGTTCTGCTGAAGCAGAGACATTAGGATTAGAACATCACCTAGCTCCAGTATATAGTAAAGGTAAACTCGGTACGCGAACCAACCATCAGCCAGATTGGGGTCTTAGACCAGGGCAAGGACCCGACCAAGGTGGACAAAGACCTCTTGTTTCACCACAACAAGTACAGGGTGGCACACCACTTGACCATCCAGAAATTGATGTTATAGCATTTAATAAGAAAGATAGAGATCTTTATCAATCTCTTCCAAATGGTGTAATGGTTAAATTAATAAAATGGATACAAGAGGGCGGCATGGAAGAATGAGAATACAACAATTAGAAGAACACCAAGAACAACAACAGTTAAATGAATGGGTATTTTTACCATGGCTAGTTCCAGCATTAGCAACAGCAGTTAGAATTGGCGCGCCAGCAGTTGGTAGATTTCTTGCAAAGCAGTTTGTTAAACAAGGGCCTAGAGTAGTTAAGGGTACAGGCAATCTAACTAAAAAAGTTGTTACGGGAACTGCTAAAGCTATTGTTAAAAATCCAACTAAAGTTGCAACTGGTGTAGGTGCATATTATATATTTGATAAGGTTACTGATGCAATAGATTATATAGTAAGTATTGCAGAAGATTTAATAGATTCCTTAACAGCCGAAAACCTAGCAAAGGTTGTAGTAAAATATAGTATACCGGCGGCTGCCGTAGTAGCTATTCTTTATGGCGGCTCAAAACTTTGGGATTATATGAAAGGCTTAGAAAAAGAAAAAGAAATGGAACTTCCACCTAAAAATGAAAATACATGATATTATAAATGAAAGTACCATGTCAGCAGGAATTGCTACAGTAGTCGCTCCTATGGGTGTAATGTCGCGACGAAAAAAATCAAAAACATTATTTGCATCGTCTGATGTCGACGAAGGGACAGTAACTGCTGGAAAATTTAAAAATTTGACTAGGGATGAATTAGCACAAGAAATAGAAAGAACAATTCAACAATTTGGAAAAGATTCAAAACAAGCAAAAGGAGCTCAAGAGGAATTTGTCAGACGAATAGCAACAAGAAAATTTGGTAAGGGTGGTTTACGTACCGACAAAACGGAACTCAAAAAGGAACAATGATTCGTCAAGGATTTGTGAAATCTGATCAATTTCTTAAAGATCTTACACGATTTGGTGTATATCCAGAAAATCCCAATGCATTGGGAGAATTTAACTCTATGCTTTTAAATTTAGGTATACCTAAATCCACCAATCCGCTTGCTCCTAAAAATGTAATATTACAACAAGCAAATGGTTGGGCAGAACACAATGCATTGCCTATAAAATTTTTAAATATTCGTAATTGGGAAAGTTTTGTAAACGGTAGAGACTTATCCCCTGTATGGAAAGTAATGGTAACAGAAGGTATAAGTAAATTAAATGATCTTTTAAATGAAATGGGTGCATTATTTGAAGAAGATGATAAAGGGGATTGTTTTGAAGTAGCAGGTAGAACAATGATAGACTTAACCGAAGAGCAAGAACTGTCCGGTATGAAATTAGTACATGCATACGTTTATGGTCAAGGTAATTTAACAGGTAGACGGTTTGAACATGCGTGGAATGAGCAAGGTGATGTTGTATTAGATAATAGTAACGGCAATAATGTAGTAATGCGTAAAGAGCAATACTATCCACTTGGTGGTGTTGTAGAAGAAACAGGAGCATATGCTACATATAATAAAGAAAAAGCCATGATTAATATGCTAAAACACGGACATTGGGGTCCATGGGATCTAAATGATGGTTTAAAAGAAGGTAAACAATTATGACAATACCAAATGAAAAAAACGAAATAGGTAGACAAAACATACAAATTACTAGTGATGATTTTGAAAAAATTAAACGTGAGATGACAGGAGAAAGCATAGTAGAAGATTCGGCCAGTCGAAGTGCTACTATGTATAAAATGCTAACAAAGGACAATCCTTTATTTAGAAATGCTTTTAAAGTAGACGATTATGATCCTGATCTACCAGGCGTACATGTTATAGAAATAACAGAAACAATTAGTCATTACTATAAAGTTCCTGCACAATCATATGATGAAGCATTTGACAAATACCTAGCAAGTGGACATAAAAAAGACTCTGAATACTATGATGGACAAAAAGATTGGTCATCCGAACATGCTTATTTAGGTAGATTTGCTCCAGAAGATGAAGAAGATGAAAATGAAAGTTTAAATTCTACTTATAAAAATTTAGTAACAGAATGGAACAAACAATTAGACGGAATTGAATAAATACTTAAAGTAGGCTGTATAGGAACATATTATGAAACATAAAAATATTAGTGAAGGTGTACTTGATGTCACAGATGAAGATGGGTGGATGGCTAAATCCCAACTGTATAAAATTGCAAAATATGCAGGAGAACTTCATTCAATGATAGGAGACACTGACGAATTAGAACCATGGATGCAAGCAAAAATAACAAAAGCGGCAGACTATATGGGTGCAGTTAAGCACTATATGGAATATAATATGGTTTCTACAGCAGAAGTAGCTCCAATGCCAGAACCAGAAATGGTTCCAATGGAAATGGAATCCATTGTACCCGTAGAAGAAGACAAAGTAGAAGAGCACAAATATAGAAAACGTAAAAAAGATAAAACTCCATGGCCGGGTCCGGGGGACGATACACCTACAAGTCTTTTAGCATCTAAAGAAGAAGATGAAGAAAATGCACTAGATGAAGATACAGAATTACAAGCAACTGCAAGAGAGTTTATGGGTAATGCATTGTTAAAAATATTAGATAATCAATCCAATGAAAATAAATGAATTAAAAGTCACCGCACTTCCACAAGGATCAGAAGTTAAAGGTACAGCAATTACTAATGAACCAATAATGGATTTGGAATTTAAAACAGATATTGTTGCACCTGAACATACAAATTCTAATCCTGATTATACTCAAGAACTTGCACCAGAAGGTGTTCCACAAAATGCATGGAATACTATGCGCGATCAACATTATGCGCCAGAACCAGAATCAGAATGGTCAAATACACCAAACAAATATACTCAGAGATTATTAGATCTTAGACAACAAGGAATTAACTGGTTAAAAGATAAATTTACTTCAGAAGCTGTAGGCGATGATTTAACTCGAATGAGAACATTAGCAGGTTTAATGGAAAAAGACGAAGATGTTTGGGCATATAGTCCACAAGGCTCTAGTGATATAGTTGCTAGAGTAGTAAAAACAGATTACGGTTTTCAAGTATATGTTCGTGGACCACATGGTTGGATAGCACAAGGACAACCACACAAAAGTCAAGAAGAAGCAGAAGCAGATGCACATTCATTTTTTGAAGCAATTGACACGCTAGATGTAGATAAACTCAACGAAGAACAATTCCTAGAAGTAATGTCTATATTAGAATTGCACGACGAATCACTTACCGAAGAACAACTCAATGAAATATTGCCAGCGGTAGCGGCTGGTGTAGGAGCCGGTTTAGGTATGTGGGGTATTGAACAAGCGACAAAGCCAAAAGAAAAGCAGACATGGTATAAACTTTGGAAAAAATTTGGACCAAAGAAAGACGAAGTAGCCGTAAAAGAAGGATTACCTTTTGCAATGGCCGCAGGCGCGGCGGCAATAGGTGCTGGAACAGCTGGCTACAAATGGCTTAAAGATCTTAAAGGTAAAACAAAAGATCAAACAGATACACGACACACAAAAATAGATCAAGCATTAAAAGATTCTATAGACCCCCAACCATGGTGGAACGACGTAGATTCCACTCTGCAAGAAATGAAAAAAGATATGTTGAAATAGTTGACGGGCTCTCCTACGCTAGAGAGGACATAACCGCCGTCATTGTCCTCTGCATCCACACTAGGCGTAGGGAGCCCACTTTTTTTAAAAAACACTTGACATTTCTGTCAATATGCTTTAAACTTAATAAACAATATAATAACCATAGGAGCAAAATATGGCTCATACACCAGAAGAACAAGAACGATTAAAAACAATAATTAATGAGGGTATACAAGTTACCCAAGAAATATCATATCTTCGCGAAGGACTGCGAGACACTGTCAATGCAATAGCCGAAGAATTAGATCTTAAGCCGTCTGTTCTTAATAAAGCAATACGTGTTGCATTCAAAGGTGAGTTACAGAAGCACCGTAATGAGTTTAGTGAGTTAGAAGAAATCCTAGAAACTGTCGGTAGAACATTTTAATATTATACAATGTACGTTGATGCTCTTTTTGATAGGGATCACGATACAATCCACGTTGTCGAGAGAATAGGAGGAAAGAGAAACTTCCGGAAATTCCCTGCTCAATATGTTTTTTACTATCTTGACCGCAAAGGTAAGTTCTCTTCAATATATGGGGATCCTTTGAGTCGTGTCAGTACGACTACCGGTAAACATTTCCATAGAGAAAAAAAATTATACAAACATAAAAAATTATATGAATCGGATATAAATCCTATTTTCAAATGTCTTAGTGAAAATTACATAGATGGGGAAGCACCTACTTTACACAAATGCTTTTTTGATATTGAAGTGGACTTTGATATCAAGCAAGGATTCGCTGATCCAGCAGATGCATTTGCACCTGTTAATGCTATATCTTTATACTTGAGTTGGATAGATAAGTTAATAACTATTTGTATTAAACCAAATACATTAACAACATTTGAAGGACAAGATATTGTCGACAAATTCAACGATACTATTTTATGTCATAATGAAAAAGAATTATTAGAAACGTTTTTATCATTAATAGATGATGCAGATGTGTTAAGTGGTTGGAACTCAGAAGGATTTGATATACCATATATGGTTAATCGTATTGCTCGCGTATTAGGTAAACAGCGAACACGTGAGTTTTGTTTATGGGGTCAAAAACCTAAAAAACGCGAATATGAAAAGTATGGAAGGGAACAATCAAGTTATGATTTAAAAGGTCGTATTCATTTAGATTATTTAGAACTATATAGAAAATATACATATCATGAAATGCATTCATATTCGTTAGATGCAATAGGAGAATATGAATTAGGTGAACGTAAAATTGCATATGATGGAACGTTGGATCAATTGTTTAAAAATGATTTTGAAACGTTTATAGAATATAATAGACAAGATTGTATATTACTTAAAAAGTTTGATGACAAGTTACAGTTTATAGACTTGTCTAATGTATTAGCACACGCTAATACAGTGCTAATACAAACTACAATGGGTGCTGTGGCAGTTACCGATCAAGGAATAATAAATGAAGCACATAAACAAAATCTAATTGTACCCGATAAAGTACACGATAAAGATACAACAACAGCCGCCGGAGCATACGTAGCATTTCCTAAAAAAGGAATGCATCAATGGATTGGATCAATTGATATAAGCAGTCTGTATCCATCTATTTTACGTAGTTTGAATATGAGTCCAGAAACTATTGTAGGGCAAGTCAGACAAACACTAACAATAGAATTATTAGAAAGTCATAACTATAAAATTGCTGAAGCATGGGAAGGTAAATTCTCTAGTCTCGAATATGATTTAGTCATGGAAAAGGATACTAATGTTATTCTAAATTTAGACTTTGAGGATAAAAGTACATTAGAAGCCACCGGAGCACAAATATATGATATGGTATTCCATGGCGAACATAAATGGATGATAACTGCTAATGGTACTATATTTAAGTATGACAAGAAAGGAGTCATTCCAGGATTACTAGAGCGTTGGTATCAAGAACGTATAGAACTTCAACGTAAAGCAAAACAAGCACAACAGCACAATAATAATATAGAATATGAGTTTTGGGATAAGCGACAGTTAGTTAAAAAAATTAACTTGAATAGTTTATATGGTGCATTGTTAAATCCAGGTTCACGTTTCTTTGATCAACGTTTAGGGCAATCAACAACACTATGTGGTCGTAACATTGTGCGACATATGAGTGCAGAAATAAACAAAATATTAACTGGCAAATATGATCATATAGGTGAAACAATTATATATGGGGACACAGATAGTTGTTATTTTTCAGCATATCCTGTATTTGAAAAAGATATCATTGATGGTAAATTAGAATGGAATAAAGAAAAAGCAATAGAATTATATGATGTAATATGTAATGAAGCAAATACTACATTTCCGTCTTTTATGTCAAAAGCATTTAATGTACCAAGGGATCAAGGTAAACTTATTTCAGCAAGTAAAGAAACTATTAGTTCTGCAGGTATATTCATTACTAAAAAAAGATATGCTGTATTAGTATATGATTTAGAAGGTAACAGAGTAGATATAGGTGTGCCGGGAAAAATAAAAGCAATGGGATTAGATCTTAAAAGATCAGATACTCCTGCATATATGCAAGACTTTCTTAGTGAATTATTGTTAATGACATTAACAAAAGCAACAGAAGAAAATATTATCAATAAGATAAGAGAGTTTCGCAATGACTTTAGAAACAAACCAGACTGGGAAAAAGGCACACCCAAACGTGTTAACAATTTAACAAGGCATACTAAAGTATATGAGAAAACTGGGCATTGTGGTATAGGACATGCTATGGCTGCCATTAATTGGAACAAATTGCGTAAAATGTATTCAGACAATTATTGTTTAGAAATTGTAGATGGTATGAAAACTATTGTTTGTAAGTTACGCAATAATCCAATGAATATGACTAGTGTAGCATATCCTATAGATGAGTTACGCATACCAAGTTGGTATAAAGAACTTCCATTCGATGATACTGCAATGGAAAATTCAATTGTAGACAAAAAAATAGACAATTTGTTGGGTGTATTAAAGTGGGATTTACGTAAAAGTAAGACCAACGAAGCATTTGATAAATTATTTGACTGGGCGTAGAATTGGTGTTATAATATACATTATGGAGATTAAGATGAAAGACGTTGTATTAGATATTGTTAAACATACAGCAGGGCTGGGGTTTATTGAAAGTGTTAAGGTTACAGGCACTGAAGAAGAAACCCGAATAGACGCAATGGATACTGATAGAACAGTTATTCTTAATGCAAAATTACATACTCAAGTACCTGATCTAATGGGTGAATTTGGTATGGGTAATTTAAGTTTTCTTAATGGTATATCACATTTACCAAATTATAAAGAAGATGATGCAACTATAAAAGTAGTTAGGCGAGACCGTAATGGTGAGGAACAACCCGAAAATCTATTATTTGAAGATGCAAATGGTAATACAGATACATATCGTTTTATGAGTAAACAAATAGTAGAACAACAATTAAAAACAGCAGTCTTCAAAGGTGCAAATTGGAATGTTACTTTTCAACCCACAAAACAAAAAGTTAGTGAGTTGACAATGGTTGCATCTATATATGCCACAATAGATCCTACATTTAAAGTTAAAACAGAAGGAACTGATTTAGTTATTCTTATTGGTGCTGGTGCTGGTGCAAGTCACACAGGACGCAGAGTGTTTGCTAATAACATAGAAGGCAAGTTAACTGAAGGTTGGAGTTGGCCTCTTAATCAAGTTTTAAGTATTCTTAAATTAGGCATAAGTGGTATTTGTGTTGTACAAATTTCTGATCAAGGAGCACTACAAATCATAATTGATAGTGGTATTGGTGCTTATAACTATATCTTACCTGCATTAGCAAGATAAATGCAAACAATAAATCTTAGTAAAAGAAATAGAGATTACGCTATTTTTTTACCGAGCATCTCTGGTTTTTATAATACCTTCGTTTCAAAACAACGATATGGGGAATACGTTCCGCATGACCGTATACCTGCCGACTTCGAACATGGAATAGAAGGTTGTAATTTTTTAAACAAAGAAAAAGGTTACTTTACATATGACCATGCGTTATATTCTGCAGGTCATGCACAATTAAATATTGACAAAAGTGTTATACAAGAATCTATGGTGCAGGAACGAGATAGAAAAAACACATGGATACTTGGAGACAGTGGCGGGTTTCAAATTGGTAAGGGTGTACTAAATTTTGATTGGCCGCATTTCTGGGAGAAGGATGGAGATCCAGGCTATGTGGGTAGTGCTGATAAAGTACGATTAGCAATTCTTAATTGGTTAGAGTACACAGCAGATTATTCAATGATATTAGATATTCCTGCATGGGCGGCGGATCCTGTAAATAGAGATCGCACAGGACTTACTAGTTTTAAAGATTGTCTAGAGGGTACAATACATAACTGTGATTTTTTCTTAAAGAATAGATTAGGAGTAACAAAATTCCTTAACGTACTACAGGGTGGTAATAATACTGAAGCAGATATTTGGTATGATGCTGTAAAGCATTATCCATTCGAAGGCTGGGCAATGGGCGGCAATAACATGCGTGATGTTGATCTTGTTCTTCGACGATTGATTAAATTACGAGATGATAAATTATTAGAACCTGGCAGGGATGTTATCCATTACTTGGGTACAAGCAAATTAGAATGGGCCGTAATTTTAACCTCAATCCAGCGAAATTTACGAGAAACAGTAAATAAAGATATAAAGGTTACATTTGATTGTGCATCCCCGTTTATTGCAACAGCACATGGACAGGTATACACACAGCACGTACATAGAAATGACAGATTTAGTTATATTATGGATAAAGCTGTAGATTCAAAAACATTAGCAGGCAGTGACATACCATTTCCATGGACTTCTCCTATAGCAGAGAGAATGACAATGGGAGACATTTGTTATTATAAGCCAGGCGATCTTAATAAATTAGGTAAGGAAGGAAAAACATCTTGGGATAGTTTTTCGTATTTCTTATATATGGCACACAATGTTTATCAACACATGGAGAGTGTACAACGAGCAAATGCGTTAGCAGATGCGGCATGTGTTATGCATAAACCAAATATCAATGAATGGCGCAAAATTAAAAACAAAAGTGCAGAAGGACAATTTGATGTTTGGACCCCACGCGATGTCGTATATATGGTAGAGTTAATTAACAATGTATTTAAATCTGAAACGCCTTTTGACTTGTTGGATAAAGCAGAAGGTCTTTTAGCAAATTTTAATGAAAAGAAAACACTTAAAACAAGTGCAAGTACATTTAACAGTTTATTTGATTTAGATGAGGTAACCCATAGTAGTGATTCAGAAACTTTTGATGGTATACATGAAGGAGAAGATCGCGCAATGGATAAAACATTAGAAAAATTAGAGGAAAATATGAATGGCATATGAAACAATTGCATTAATAGATATTGTAGAAAATAATTATAATCAGTTGGTAAAAACACATAGAAACATTGACAAAGAAATAAAAAACATGTATAATAAACATAGTAATGAAGAAGACATAAAATTACAAAAAGTTAAAAAACTTCATCTTAAAGATGAAATAGCACTAATTAAAGACAGACTAACAAATTTAATAAAAAGATAAGAAGTGAAACGAGAGTATATAACCGGTACTTCTGATGTAGAAGATATCATGTTTGTGGGTGTAGAAGTAGAACATACACCAGCACATGGCATGACAACATTGTTTGTTGCTGGTAAGCATGACACACAGAATATAATAGATTTAGCAAATATAAACAACTGTACACATATATATCTTGGAGCAAATCAAAGTTTTACATATAAAAACGAAGCAGATATAACAGAATGGGAATATTTAGTAATGGGTTTACTAAAAGAAAAATTCCACGTAACACTTGACATTGATATTAAATTTTATCCGCATATTTTAGATACTTTATCATTGTTTAAAGCCGAGACTAATTTTATATTAATGCTATCTGTTAAAATACCATATATGGAAGAATGTCTTAATTATAATGCATGCCTTAAATTAGATGATATAGATTTTAAAGCATCAAACCCGGGTGTATGGGTACATAGAATACATCAACTAAAATCATTGGATAAATTTACAAACTGGGAACAGTATAAAAGTGATAAACCTATATAGGAGGATAAAATGGTCAAAAAAATAGATTTAACAGATACATCAGTTGAAGCTATGGATTTATCTATTTCATCGACAGATACGGACAATTCATCTATAGGTCCTATTCTTAACATGTTAAGTCAAATTGATTGGAAGTTATGGGAAATGTACAAAATTATGAAACGATTTGAAAAACTGTTTGAAGCAGATAAAGTTAATTTAGAAGAAGATTAAAATGGATACAAAAAGATTAATATGGGTTACCTTTCAAAAGGAAGGTATACATAAGTATCCAGCGGCATTGGATGATCCAAAATTAGCCACAGGTGATGAATACGATGTATCCTTTTTAGGATATCCACATCGTCATACATTCCATTTCAAAGTTACTATACAAGTATTCCATGATGACAGAGATATTGAATTTATTCAATTCAAACGTTGGTTAGAAAACTTGTATGCTGGCACATTACAACTAGACTATAAGTCTTGTGAAATGATAGCCGACGAACTTTATGAGGAAATTTCTAGTAGATATCCTGATAGAGAAATTTGGATAGACATAGGTGAAGATGGCGAAAATGGTAGCCATTGTATCTATCCAGTAACCCTTAACGCCGAATAATAAAATGAAATCCATAGGCTTACAAAATATAAAGTATGATCTTATTAAGATCTCCGAACCATATGATGGTCTTCTTTGGGAAGATAATACAGCAGAAATAGTTAATAGATTGATGCGTTCATATTTAAGTGATTTAACAAAAGATAGATATATTATTAAATATGATATTGAATATACACGAAATGACAATGCATCTTATACATTTGATGTGGGTATACAATTAGAACCAAGCAGAACAAGTAAAAAAATAAAAGTCCATGTGGGCATTTATAAAAGTAATTGGCCGTTTAAAAAGAAAAAGAAATATAAAGAAAGAGAAGTTGCATGACTGTTTACATTGTAGATATAGAAGCAGTAGATACTCGTTATACTGCACAGTGGAAAAAACATTTACCACAACAGTTAAGGCATGCCCTAGGAGGTGACTTTCAACAGCATGTCGATGTTAGGGTTATATCAGGGGGCGATGTCCCCCAAACCACTGATCCAGGAGCGTTTTTAAATTTTGCTGGAACAAACTCTTATAAGAGTCAGCAAATGCAAGAAATCTCATATTTGTTTTCTATTGGTTCTATAAAAACTGGCGACTACTTCTTATACACTGATGCATGGAATCCTACTGTATTACAATTAAAGTACATGGCCGAATTACTAGGTATTAAAATTCAAATAGGTGGAATGTGGCATGCTGGCTCATATGATCCTGCAGACTTTTTAGGGCGTTTAGTAGGAGATGCTCTGTGGGTTAGAACAGCAGAAAGAAGTATGTTTGAAACATTTGACCATAACTATTTTGCTACACAATTCCATATGAACATGTTTAATAGAAACCTATTAAAAACAGAAGAATGGCAAGTGGATAGAAATTTATTAAATCGAAAAGTTATACGTACAGGTTGGCCTATGGAATATATGGAGCCTATACTTGAGCCATATAAGGATATGGAAAAACATAATCTAATACTTTTTCCACATCGTATTGCACCTGAAAAGCAAGTAGATATTTTTAGAGACTTGGCCAAAGAACTGCCTTTTAAATGTATTGTGTGTCAAGATACAGAATTAACTAAAGATGAATACCATGAACTACTTGGTACTGCAAAAATAGTTTTTTCTGCTAATTTACAAGAAACATTAGGCATATCTTGTTATGAAGGTGCATTAGTAAATACCATACCTTTGGTGCCAGACAGATTAAGTTATTCAGAAATGTATAATGAAATATACACATATCCTTCAGAATGGACAAGAAGTTTTAAACACTATATAAAACATAAGAAGGAATTAATTTCTGTTATAACAGACATAATGGACAATTATCCCATATACCTAGAAAGTCTAATTGATCAAACAGATGATTTGCTACATTTTTTCCATGGTGAAAGACTTTACAATACCATCTCTTCTAGTGTATAATATATATTATGTCTAAAGCAATAGAAACGATTATAAAAAAGAGAATAGCCAAAGATGGCGGCAAATTCTTTTGTAACGATAACATTTCTAAATATATTCAAAACGAAAGTGAATTATGTTGTATTGAACGTGATGTAGAAATGAAAATAGAGGAACTTTTACAGTGCCTTATCATTGATACAGAAAACGATCATAACACAAAAGACACTGCCAAACGTATGGCTAAGATGTTTATACATGAAATATTTCGTGGCAGATATAGAGAACAACCTAAAATAACTACATTTCCTAACGCTACAGATTATGATCAACTATATATAACAGGTCCTGTTTCCATTAGGAGTACTTGTGCTCATCATTTCCAAAATATTGTAGGTAAAGCATACGTAGGAGTATTTCCAGGCAAAGAAGTAATAGGATTAAGCAAATTTAATCGTCTTATACATTGGATTGCAGAGCGTCCACAAATACAAGAAGAAATGACAATGCAAATAGCAGACGCTGTAGAAGAAGTAACAGGTGCAGATGGTGTTGCTATTGTAATGAGAGCAGAACATATGTGTATGACACATAGAGGAGTCAAAGAACACGAATCTGACATGACAACATCTGTGATGCGTGGAGTGTTTAGAGACGATCCCGAACTTAAGAAAGAATTTTTAACGTTAATGCAAGAGATGAGATAATGGCAAGATTAGCGTATATAAATTTTAAAAAACTACTTGCACATACTCATGAAATATGTAGGCAAGTTAATTTAGATAACTGGCGGCCTGACTATATAGTAGGAATTACTAGAGGGGGGTTGACACCTGCCAAATTAATTAGTCATTATTATAATCTTCCAATGTATACTTTGGATATTAGATTAAGACAAGATTTAAGCGGTACCGGAGCAGAATCAAATATAAGGATGGCACGAGATGCATGGGGTGGCCCTGATGCAAAAAATATTCTTATAGTAGATGATATAAATGATAGTGGGGCAACATTTCTTCATCTACAAAACGATTGGCAAAATAATTGTTTACCTAAAGATGAAAAATGGAATAATGTATGGGGAGGCAATGTAAGATTTGCTGTTATTGTTGAAAATACATCTAGTGAATTTAAAGGTGTAACATATTATAGTAAAGAAATAAACAAACTGGAGGATGATGTTTGGATTGTATTTCCCTGGGAAGAATGGTGGACTCTATAATTGGGCAAGTTTATTCGAACACGGAGGTTGATGTATGAGATATATGGAGAGGAACCGATTAAAGAAGCATTCGGTGGAATTTTACCTCAGCCAATTGAAGTATTTGAATATGTAAATAAGTGGTTGCCGGGTAAGGGAGAATTAGTATTAAAAGCAAAAAATGGTAGAGATGGTTTTAAAACATTTAAAAAATTTGAAAAATGGGCCAAGCAAAATGAAATATCTCCATTACATTATAAATGCATGGCATATGATCCTTGTACAATACAGTTTCATAGTAGCGAAGATTTAATTTATGCAAAATTGTATTGGAGTTAATTGACAAACTACAAAAATACTGTATAATATAATTATGACAAAAGAAAAAGAATTTGAAGAGTATTTTACATCAACGAAAAGTTTTTGGAACTTTCCTTGTGCCCATAGACAATATAGGCATGATGGTAATTGTCACTTAATACATGGCTACAGCAGAAGTTTTCATTTTATATTTGGTATTAAAACATTTAGCAAGGAAGGATTTGCAGTAGATTATGGGGATCTAGATGAATTAAAAGCACATTTAGATTACATGTATGATCATACTTTAGTATTAGATGAAGAAGATCCGTATATGCATTTGTTTAAAGAGTTGGAAGCAGGTGGTGTATGTAAAATTAGAACACATCCAATGGGACCAGGAATGGAAGGTACAGCACATTATCTATGTGAATGGACAGACGAGTTTCTACGCAAAAAAACAAATGGTAGAGCATGGGTTATTAGTGTTGAAGCACGTGAAAACGATAAAAACAGTTCAATCTATGTAAATCCTGAAGCAGGATTTAAGGGTTGGAAAAAATAAATGAAATTCCGTTATACGGAGATTTTTTATAGTATACAAGGAGAAGGGAAGTTTGTAGGAGTTCCTTCTGTGTTCTTACGAATGTTTGGTTGCAACTTTACATGTCAAGGCTTTGGCATGCCGAAGGGAGAATTAAGCACAGAATATTTAGATGTAGACCCTAACAATTATAATTCTTTAGAAGAACTGCCATTGGTTAAAACAGGTTGCGATAGTTATGCAAGTTGGGATGCACGATTTAAAGATTTTACGACATCAATTGAAACAACTGAAGTAGTAAAAAAATTATTATCATACACACCAAACAAAAGATGGGTAGAGCCCAACGATCAAGATATACATTTAGTTATTACCGGAGGCGAACCATTATTACCAGGACAACAACGCAGATGGCCAGAATTATTTAGGCTTCCAGGTATGGAGAATATAAAGAATGTTACATTTGAAACAAATTGTACACAATTACTTGGAGATGATTTCGTTAATTTTCTCGCAACTGAAGCAAGATTCGAAACAACTTTTTCCTGTAGTCCAAAACTTTCCGTATCGGGTGAGCCTTGGGATATTGCAATCAATCCTGAAGTTGCTATGGATTACCTTTCTATTCCTAGTAGCAATATGTACTTCAAGTTTGTTGTCGCTGACGAAACTGATATGGTTGAAGTTGATAAGGCAGTTCAAGAATTCCAACATAAGGGTGTTAGTGCGCCTACGTATTGCATGCCAGTTGGTGGGTGCGAAGCTGAGTATATGGAAAATAGATCGAAAATTGCAGAAGCATGCCTCAGAAAAGGTTACCGTTACTCGCCGAGATTACATGTAGACTTATTTGGAAATAATTGGGGAACATAATGAGTATTAAAACTTGGATACAAAAAAAAGTAATTGCAAATACTTTAAAAGGTACAGATAAAGAAAAGGCATTAGCAAATGTTTCTAATGAACCTTGGGTTAAAGTTTTAAATGTAGATGTTAATGAAGAAAATGTTAGTCAAGGATTTTTTGAATTAGATTGGAATGAACAATTTGTAGAAATGTTAATAGATAATGGTTACACAGGTACTAGTCCTGAAGAAACAGTTAATGCTTGGTTTACAGATGTTTGTAGAGGTATTGTTAGAGAAGAATCAGCCGATGACTTCGTTGTCGATGAAGATGTCGTTAAAATAAAAGATTTAAACAAGAAAGAACTTAAAAAAAATAAAAAAAATGATTAATTACATCATTGTCGATACTGCCAACATGTTTTTTAGGGCGAAACATGTTGTTAGAGGAGATTCGCTAGATACTAAAATAGGTATGTGTTGGCATATAATGTTTTCATCTATTAATAAAGCATGGAAACAGTTTCACGGTAACCATGTTGTATTTTGTTTAGAAGGTCGCAGTTGGCGACGAGGTGTGTACGAACCTTATAAGAGAAATAGAGATGCAGTTAGAGATGCATTAACCCCCAAAGAACAAGAAGAAGATGAAGTTTTTTGGAATGCATTTATAGAATTTCAAACGTTTCTTAAAGAAAAAACAAATTGTACTGTGCTACAAGATAGTCAATGTGAAGCAGATGACTTTATAGCACAATGGATTTTTAATCATCCAAAAGATAGACATGTTATTGTTAGTTCAGATAGTGACTTCTATCAATTAATAAACGACAACGTAAGACAATACAATGGTATTATGAAACATATAATAACCATCGATGGTTATTATGATGATTCTAATAAAGAACTAATAGATAAAAAAACGGGCGAGCATAAAAAATTAGCAGAGCCAGAATGGTTGTTGTTCGAAAAATGTATGCGAGGTGATACATCTGATAATATCTTTAGTGCTTATCCTGGTGTTCGTAAAAAAGGATCTAAGAATAAAGTAGGATTAATAGAAGCATTTGCTGACAGACATAACAGGGGGTTCGACTGGAACAATCTTATGTTACAAAGATGGGTAGACCATGAAGGTAACGAACATAGAGTATTAGAAGACTATGAAAGGAATCGTATGCTTGTAGATTTAACACAGCAACCTGACGAAATAAAACAAGCCTTAAATGAAACTATAGATACTGTAGTTAATAAAGATCCCGTACAAAACGTTGGTTTACATTTCATGCGTTTTTGTGGAGTGTGGGATTTACAACGGATTAGTACATCTGTTCCGGAACATGCAGAGTACCTAAATGCAAAGTATGTCAATTAGAGCAAAAATATTAGTAGAAAAGAAATTTTGGATAATTTTAGACAACGGTACAAAAACAGGTACATTAAGATTTATTAATGAAGATACCTACGAATATGTTTCAAATGGAAATTCTGAATTATTAACCGAAGAATCATTGTATAGAACATTCGGGAAAAATATATTTCAAGAAATAAAGATGGCCGTTGCAACTTCAGATAAAGAAGACTGTTTTGATTATCCTACAGACTTTGAAGTTATATATAACAAAGAAAAAGTAGGATATACAGACCCGGCAGTTTTACTTTGTTGCTGTTTTACCAAAACAAAAACTAGTACTATTAAGTATTGTGCAGGGTATTTTGGTTTACGGTTTGCACATAAATGGGTTAAAAGTTTTTGTCCTAAACTTGAAACCGTATTTAAATATGACTTCATAGGTCCATATAAATCAGAAGATGATTTACTTATAGCAATGAGACACAAGGAACAATGCGAAGAGCATCCAGAAAGAGTTTAGAAGACTTTTTAGATAGAGTTAACAATGTAGCAAAAACAAAAACTAGAGTTGTTAACATACCTATAGAAAATGCTGTTGCTATTAGTACTGCACTAGTAGAATTACTAGCAGATTTAAATGAAAAAAAAGAAGAACGAACAACAGCATTTAATATAATAAACACCGATTTAGACGGAGGAGATTTTTAATGTTTAGAAAAGAAATTAAAATAGTTTTGGTTCTAATTGTAGCCTTACTATTATTCATGTATGTAATACCAAAAGTATTTGCCGAATCGATTCGACCGCCGGGCCAGCCAGACCCAAACGCAACGCCGAACAGTGGCACAGCATATAGACAGGTATACTGTGCATCACTACAATCGATTGTTCCTACTCTGCGAGAAAGGGGTGAGATTGCAGTTTGGAGGGGTGTAATGTATAACCCCAACGATAGTGACAACCCATTAAATGGTTTACACGAACTTTGGCTGTGGGTTAATCCCGAATCGGGAACTTGGTCTGTAATAGAAATACATAAAATGCTAGACGAATCAGTAATAGGTTGTGTATATGCATTTGGTTTATTACCTTCACATATGGAACAACCCGAACCAACAAATGAAGCACCACAAAGTCCAGTTATAAACAAAATGCAATGATCTCCGTATTATACTACCTTTTAATGGTAAATAGTTATACGGAGAGTATGTTATGGCTAGACCAAAACCGAAAATCTTATTAGATTACACTAACAAAGAAACATATAAAAGCGAACAAGTTTTAGAAACAGATGCTATATACGCAGTATTTTATAAAAATGCTCCTATAAATTTACGAGCACTTAACTCTCTTGTCAACTACCCTGGACCAAAATACAAAAAAGTTAGTTTTTCTAATTCAGGTCATGCGTTCAATTTAGCAGAAAGATTGAACAACCTTTTTAAATGTAAGGATTTTACAGTTGTAAAATTACGAGATGGCGAAACGATCACAGAAAGTGACATTAACTTTAACTGATCCTATAGATATAATTAACGAAGTTGAGAAAAAAATTAAATCTTTAGATTTGTCATATACAGGTAATCTAATAGATCCTCACAAATTTTTTATGAATTATAGGACAGTACTGCCTTTTGGCAATCTAGCTGGACTTAAATCTGTTAAAGGTGTACGATTGACATCCGCTGGCTGGTCTTTTATGAAAAAATTCTATGACTATAAACGAATAGAATTACGCATCGATAAAGTAACTCCTGATCATTTACTGAATTTAGACCGATTTTTGACAGGCCCGTATCATATGTATAAGTCAAAAACCCTGAAATTATTGTATGTATTCAATGCTCTAGATCAGCAAGAATTCACACTTTTTGATGGGGATTTGAACGTATGGTGCAAGGCAATGAGAGAATAATTAGAGAATCCTAATAAATCAATGACTTAAAAACC